GTAGCTGTATTGGCGGGCATTGTGATGGTGAACGTAGTGGTAGATGTTTTATCTGACCCAAAATCCAACACTGCAATGGACTTATTGCTTTGACTGGCATTGTAAATCAAGGCGCACCGTGCTGTCACTGCTGTTGACCAAGACGTATTAGCCCAGTTAACGTAGACCGTGTACCCAGAAGTATTAAGCGCAACGCCTGTCATGGTGTTTCCGCCCGCTGTATAGCCTGACGCTACAACCTCATTGAGGGTGCTATATACCGTGGTATCGGCATCAAGGTTAGCGTTTGCCGTGTAAAGGGCAATCTTGATTGTGTCCGTTAACAGATTGTGTACCGCTTGGTACACCTCTGCTTTAAACGAAGTGGTCTGGGTTTGGACGATCATGTGACTGCCTGACGGTATTGACCGCTACGGTACGCATCCTGACGCTCAAGGCCATCGCCAAGTCGTTTAGCCAGCATTAACGCTTCTTTGTACTTGCCATCGTAAAGAGCAACCATGTCGGCTTCGCCCTTCATGTAGGTAATTGCTTCTACCAACGACCCGTAGAGCAATACGGAGTCAAAGTTGTCACCTAGCCATGTAGTACTAGCAGTGACAATAGACTCTGGATAGTAGTAATAGTGAAGCTCTACAACGTATGTAGCATTTGGCGTTGGGCCAAGAATGAACGAAAGCTCAGTGCTAATAACAGACCCCGAAACTGTCGGACCAAACAAAGCGTAGTACTTAGGGATAGCTGTGTCGGTTGGGGTGGGGTATGCTTCACGGATGAAGTTAACATCTTTATTAAGTAAAAAAGAATACGCTCCAGTAGTATCGACCACAGCTAACGAGTAAGACGAAAGAAAATCTTCAGGGCAAGACAAGTACTTGTTATTGGCTGTAATAGTCCCTGTCATGTTTTTACGCAGCGGGGGGAACTGAACGGTGTTGTAAATGCGCTGCTCTGCCTGCTTTATGAACATATTCATATCCGCAGTTAGGAATGTGTTCTCCGTGTAATCGGAGATTGCAGTAACTAGAGCAGCGTAGTTCATACTTTATGCCATTGGGCCCCGGGCCATCACACCTTTGATAGCCGCGCCAGTACCACGGATTTTGATACCAGTTGTTTTAGTTGGCTCGTTACCAGCAGATTTGCTGATATTGCCCACGCTTACGTCAAACGAGTCTAACTTGCTACGGTTAGGTTCTTTGCCGGGATTTTCAGCAACGGTTACGCTACCGCCTGACATAGTGTGAGGTTTAGCGTAGAGGCTGGCAGGGCCAACTTCTTTGCCCATGCGTTTCATGCTTTGTGTTGCCATGATTCACCCCGTTTTCTGATTAGCTGCGCGGGACAGGTTGCGACCAACTCGCATCCGGTCTTCAGATGTGGGGCCACCGGCCTTCATCTTTTTTACGTGCATACGTGACTCGTGACCCTTAACCATCTTCTTGGCCTCGGTATCTGCAATACGTTTGACAGTTTTTTTATCCATGATTAACTCCTATGAAACCGTAATACTAACTATACCAACATTCGTCGTTGCAACCAAGTAGTTCTGCGTCAACGCAACGTCAAAAAATGATGCCCCACCTACCGGGTACCAACCCCACTGAATATCTCTAGAGCCCCCCGAAGGGTACCCACTTGTGTTTGTGCCCGATGTAACATAAGTCGTGTCATTACGCGGATTACGCACGGCCTGTGGATCATCTACTGGAAACATACCCAACTGCAACTGCGGTTGATCCGGGTCCCAGCACTCAGGACACACCAAAAGGTTGTATTCCTTAAGCTTGATAATCTCTTTCTTTAGCTGTTTCAGTTTATACCGTTGCCCACAGCGATCGCACTCTGCAATCGCCCTTTTTCCTGACGCAAATCTATTGCCCATAACTTAATTTATAAACATCTGACGTGGGACGAACCGCGACGCCGCTGATTCCCTGTCCTCCGTTGCAGCAAACTGCCATGCTTCGTCGTACTGTGCTTTGAGGATGTCCAGCCGCATAGCCCCGTTAGGGACCTTCAGCGCCAAGTAGTAGGCCAAACCTGCAACCATGCAGGGTAAGAACCGGAAAGGTACATCCATTGTGTTTACACCGTTACCTGCATCGTCAATACGGCGCATGCGGTAATAAACTAATTGGTAAGTAGTAGTGTTGTCTGGGGTAGGCCATACCGTTACGCAGGGTAAGTTCTGCGCGTATACGGGAGTTCCGTTGATGTGCGACGCCGCAGTGGTGTAAGCCTGTCCACGGTAGCAATATAGAAGTTGAGTGCCAGAAACAGCGCCGTAGAAGATAATCTCTGACTCAATCATTACAAAGCCAGATGTAGCCAAACCTACTGTAGTAGCTACACTAATCGTAGTGTCTGTAGCTGTGATTGCGCTTGTCAAAACTGTACCAATAGCTGACCGCTCACCGTCAAGCCGCTGTATCCAAATCTGAATGGGGCGAGCTTGCTGAAGTTTGTTAGGGATCGTAGCGTAGGTAGACACACTAATACGTGTAATTGTTAGGTCCGCTTGTGTCGAGGCAGTGCCTGCGCCAGTACGTATAACGTGCTCTAAAAGGTCTACAGTGTCCACGGGTAGGGCATAAGTGGATAGGCCCGGAGTCAAGGTAATCGTCCCCTGCTCAAACGTCCACATGTTTACACCACGATTGGCCCAGTCAGCAAACAGTAAGTTAAGAGATCGACGAGCCGTCTTCAGGTCATATCCCGAGCGGAGTTCAGAACCCGCACGTTCAAACGCCTCCTCTACCAATTCGGTGAGGTCTAGATTAAACGCTGAGGTTCCTGAACTTGCCATTATCTAAATCCCGCTGTTTTCTTTGCAATTGTTTTTGGCTGTGCTACGAACTGTTTCCCGGCTTTTTTGCCAGCACGCTTCGCACGCGTTGTTGCAGCATACTCACTAGGGCTGAGGCTTTTAATCGCAGCGCTTGGTAGGTATCTTTCACCTGTGTCAGAAGATTTTTTACCACTTTTGGTTCTCCATTTTTGATCGCCCCAATCTTTGAGCGATTTTTGAGGGGCCTTCATACTAGTCACGGTACCCGCCACCTGCGGCTTTATACCGTTTAGCCATAACTTGAGCCTTACGTGCGGACCACTGCCCTGCGCCTGTACCTACAATTGCTGCAGCTTTGACGCTGTTGAAAATCCGTTTGCGTAACTCAGGCTTGGTATAGTTACCCGCCGCATTCACTTTAGATTTTACTTTGCCCCCAGCAGCGTACACCTCGACCTTGTTCGGATCATCCTTACGGGTGATCGTCTTGCCTTTGGGCATCTTGGAAGGGTTGATGTTACCCATACCGCGACTGGCAATCATAGGTACTTACCTCTGGTTTTACCGCGCTGTGCAATGCCGTCGGCACGGCTTGATGCTTTAGAAACAACACTTCCGCCGCGTTTGTAGTTACCAGCAGATTCCCGTGTGTCATCATCAATTTCCGGGTTGCGACCAGCGTACATTTTGCCTTCGATAGACATATTTTTGCTGGTAGCGGACTTTTTCTTAGCCGGGATAATTTCTTCCGTATCTAAATCACCCCTAGCAATACGCTTCTTGGCGTCTTCCGATAGTTCTACTTTGTCACGGCTGTTGGCAACGCGCTCAGCTAAGTCACCAAGGCCAGATTCGTCAACAATCTTTTTACCTGCCCCGGTCTTTTCGTCAATTGCACGGCCTACGGCATACCCAGCTTCTAACGCGCCCTGTCCTAATGCACCACGACCAATGTTTCTAGCTAAGCCACGGCCTCCAGCTTCTATTACTGATCGACGAGCCCCGCCCTTTAAGCCGGACGAATTTACGTTTGCAGCTTTTTTGACTTTGTCCATGTCTTCAAAACTACGCTTTACAACGTCGTCTTTAAAACCGGGTACTTTGTCCCATCTGGTAGCCATATCAGCACATCCCACCGTTTTTCATAGTAACTTGCGTGCCGCGTGTTTTACCCCGTTGGGCGCAACCGTCGGCGCGAGAAGAAGCAGAGCCACCTTTAGCCATTTTCTTTGGGGCGCTAGCCGCTTGTTTTGACGCGCTAGCTGCTTGTTTTGGGGGTGGGGAAACAGGTTCATCTACCGGAGTAGAGTCTGTATATTTGTAGTCTTTAGCCATTAGCACTTCCCA